ATGAGTAAGTCAATGACGGAAATCCGGCAAGTCTTCGCAACGTTTGGATTGGATCCAATCGAGAAAGACGCGAAGGAACTTCGCGATCTGATGGCGGGTGGCTACAAGGGTAATGAAGTTGTCTACAGAACCGTCCTGACGAACGGGACTGGCGGCTACAACCTGGCACGCAAGGATGCCCAGAATGCCCAACTGGAACGAGACGCTAGCTGAGCTTCAGGCAAATGCCCAGGGGCCACACGATCGGCTTCGTCATAAGTATCTTAAGCAGCTGTCGAAGCACACTGGACGAAATACGCTCGTCTATTATTCGGGTTGGTTGAATAAGGGCGCCATGCAGGGCGTCGAGTTCGGAATCACCGACGCCGACAAGATTGGGTTCATGACGTGCGCCAAGGGCCTTGACCGTAGCAAAGGGCTGGACCTGCTGTTACATACCCCAGGCGGAGACGTGGCGGCGACTGAGTCACTAATCGACTATTTGCATTCCTTATTTCAGGGCGACATACGCGCGGTCGTGCCGCAGATCTCGATGTCGGGAGGCACGCTGATTTCCGTCGCGTGCAAGGAAATTGTCATGGGGCGCCAGTCCAGCATTGGCCCTGTGGATCCGCAAATAATGGGTATGCCGGCGCAGGGAATCATCGAAGAGTTCACTAGGGCAGCAGCGGAAATTGCGGTCAATCCTGCGCTCATCGCCGTGTGGCAGCCGATCATTGCAAAGTATTGGCCAACTTTGATCACGTCCTGCGAGCACGCAATTAATTGGTCCGATACGCTTCTTCGGACTTCCCTGAAGAACTGCATGTTTCTTGGCGAGCCCGAGCAAGAAGTGGATCAGAAGCTCGCAACGATTGCCAACCTCCTTGGCAAGCAGTCGACTTCGAAAAGTCACAACAGGCACATTAATCCGGATAAGGCTGAGGAGCTCGGGTTGAAGATTGTTCGCCTTGAAAGTGATCAGAAGTTGCAGGACCTGGTTCTTACATTACATCACTCACTAATCCTGACATTCTCGCAGACCCCAGCGGTCAAGGTAATTGAAAATCAACTCGGCGTCGCTCACATTACAGCGGCGCAGGTTGTAGCGCAGAGCGCGTAAGTAGGGGGGGGGATGAGCTACCGAGCCACTGTATTCAATGTCATGATCGCGTCTCCTTCAGATGTCATGGCAGAGCGCGCATTGGCGCGTGAGGTTGTGCATCGATGGAACGATCTGCACTCGCAGGCGACCGGTCTGGTGCTGCAGCCCGTCGGCTGGGAAACGCATTCCGTGCCAATCGTTGGCTCTCATCCTCAAAAGATTCTGAACGAGCAAATCTTAGAACGTTGCGATTTGTTGATCGCGATGTTCTGGACCCGCTTGGGGACGCCCACGGAACACTACGCGAGTGGTTCTGTGGAGGAGATAGAGCGGCATGTTGCGGCGGGAAAGCCAGCAATGCTCTATTTCAATAATGCGCCAGTGCACCTTGCCAGCATCAACGCGGAAGAGTTTGCCAGGCTCATGGAATTTAAAGGGTCACTACAGTCTCGTTCTCTTTACGCGAGTTATGAAGGCGCGACGGAATTCGGAAGTAAGCTGTTTGATCATCTTCAAATGACTGTCAACGGTCATAGCCTATTCCGTGAAGCGCTGGCCGGCCGCGTGGCTACTGAGATTGCACCAGGGATCAAATTGCCAGCTTTGTCGGATGCGGCGAAAAGTCTGCTCCTTGATGTAAGTCTCGATCCCTCCGGCACTCTGCTCTTGGTGCATTACCTGAGTGGGACCAGCCTTACAGTCAACCGAAAAGAGCTCATCACGGAGCAATCTCGGCGGGTAGTTGCGCAGTGGGAGTCAGCGCTGAAGGAGCTGGTAATCGCCGAGATGCTAGAGCCGAGAGGTGATAAAGGTGAGCTCTTTGCGATAACAGAGCGTGGATATCAGCTGGCGGAAATGCTTCCCGGTTGATGAGCGCTGGGCCGTGTCTCGAAAGGGTAGCGCTGTCAGGACTCAGAATTGTTCGGTCATTCTTGAGTGACGGAGTCTACGACAGGAACTTCGTGATCGTACAAGTTCAGCATGGCATCCGTCTTGTGACCGCTGGCGAGCTTCTTATCTCCGCGAGTATCGGTGACACCGCGGTGCTTTAGCCCGTGGAGCCCGAACCGGTCCTCTGCGGCCAGGACACCGCCCCGAATCGCATTCTTCATCATGCGCTGCCAGGCGGTGTTGAACCCGGAGCGGGTGAGCGGCTCGCCGTCCTCACCCACCAGCAGGGGACGCGCATGCGGCTGCATGGGGATGGGCCGCTTCCTTCGCGTCCAGATCACTTCACGGTAGTCGCGCAGCGCGGCCAGTGCTGCGGCCAGCTGCGTGCCCTTCCGGACCAGGGTATCCCGGCTGCCCTTTCGCCGATTAGTCATGAGATCGTCGCCGAAGTCATGGGCATCGGTAAGGGTCAGCACCTCGATGCCGCGTAGCCGGGCCTGATAGGCCAGCTCCATGGCCGCCCACAAGTAGGGGGGCAGGGCGCCTTTCTCGCGGGGAGCCTTGGCGCCGCACTCGCGAGCGTAGGCCTGCACGCGGCGGAACAGCTCAAGGTCGGGCATCCGGTGGTCGCGCTTCTCGCGCACCTGCTTCACGCCCACGGCGGGATTGGTTCGCACGTGGTCATGTTCCCGTGCCCAGCCGAAGACCCGGCGCAGGTAGCGAAGCCAGTGGTTCGCTTTGGTGGGGTAGCCGGGCACCGCATCCTCGCCCGGGCGCTCAGCCGGTCTGCCCTGGGCTACGATGTCGATGAGTCTGCGCATCACGCCAGGGGTCATCCGGTCGACCATGGCCTCGCCCAGCTTGGTGCCATTCTTGAGGGGGTAGACGCGGATCGCCTTGGCATAGTCCTGATAGTGCTTCTTGGTGCTTGGCGCCAGCTGAGAGAACGCGAGGCTGTTCTCGAACATGTCGATGACGTAGCTCACGGAGCCGCGAAACGCCGAGCCTGCCCGCTGCTCCGCGATGACGTGCAGGTCCGAAAGCCGGGCGCCAGCCTGGGCCACCGTCCGCGATTTGACCCCGCGGCCCTCTGGATGCGGCTCATGGACATACCAGCGTCCGTTCCCGCTCGCATCCCAGTAGATGCCCTTGGGCACCTTGGCGTAGTCGATATGGCCGGGGAGGTTTGCCGGCGCTTTGCGTGGTCTGCCCCGCGGCCTATGCATCGTTCCTGGCCTTCTTGCGGTGCGCATACATCGCGGCGAGTACACCTCGGTTTTCCCAGTACTGCATAACGAGGCCAAAGGTTGGAGGAACAATGGGTGCGCGCAACGCCGCGACGGCTCCTTGTGCGTAACCCGCCATCATGGAGCTGTGATAGTCGGCGTTGCGGGAAAAGGTTTTCCATTGATCAGGACCGACGTTCAACATCCATGCGACGAAGTGCCCTTCATTCGGACAATTCAGCGGCAAGAGGAATTTCCAGAGATCCTCGGATGCCTTGAGCAGGGATTTCCGCGCCAGCTTCGCAACCAGATAGGCGGCAGGAGTTGCACGAAGAACTTGCTCATGGGAGCTCAAGAGTCGATACACTTCGCTTGTTGCTGCCGAGATTCGAAGTCGGGCCTGCTGGATTGCATTCGAGCGCTGGGCGAGCCTTTCCCAAGTCGGATAGCTGCCGTTGGTAGAGACTTCGCAGAAGGCCTCCGCAAGCTCGTCTAAGAACAGCTCGACTTCCGTAAAGTCCTTTCCGAGACCTCCGAAGAACTGGCCTACCGCAATGGCGCTATCGTTGCGGAGGTTATTGAGCGCGCTGGCGCGGTTGGCCTGACTCGCTGTCCAGAATGCGAAGAGGAAGCCGATTGCGGCCACTGTTGCACCAAGAATGGAGGCCTTCATTTCGTCGGTAGCATCGGAATAACTCATTACGAGCTCCCCAACTGAAAGTGGTTGCACGCCCATTAGCTTCGGAGATGCGAGACACAGAGCCACCGCTAGCAAGAATGCCCCCCAAAGCGTCGAGAGCATCCACAGCGCGAGGCGAAAGGCGAGGGTTACGAGCGCGGCCAGCGTCCCCAAGATTCGAAGAAGTGTTTCCATACTCGACGTCTCATTCATTTGGATGTGTCGCCAATCCCTATGAGGTTGGTAGTCCGGTCTATGTCTGGGACTGTCCAAGTCGTGGGCGGCCGCTCGAAATGCGGGTACTTCAAATTAGGTCTTCTGCTTGATATGAAGGCCCGTTCCGGGCGGTGATGTCTATCCCCAAGGCCACGTTGAGGGCGTCGAGCGTAGTCCATATACCACCGCGGCCGTCGTACTGAAAGCGGATGCCCTGCCGGCGCGCCCAGGCTTCAACCGTCGCCAATCGCGGGCGCTTGCCTGGCTGGCAAAGCTGCTGCAGGTCCTCATACTGCAGGATCGACCCGATCACCCGCGTCCTCCATGCCGGCAAGCGGGATCAATGCCATACGCCTCGACTAGCGCTGCGGTCCAACGGTAGGCGGTAGCTCGGCAGACTCGGAAGTGCGTCATGACCGAGTCCGGGGTTGGGAAGTGGTCCTGTTCGATTGCCCAGCGCATGAACTTCATCGCCGAGAGCAGATTGCCGTAGCCGACCAGGTCATGCCGTGGGCGGCTCCGCGTGCACTTTGCCGACGTCCCGACCATGCCAGCGATCATGTCCTTCTTGGATTGCAGGCGGGTGGCGCGGGCCGGCGTCCCGAAGGAGGCGGTGAGGTTCATACGGCACTCCCAAACAAGTCGAGCTGGGCGTTGCGGTCGCCGGTGCTGACCCAGTAGACGGGGTTCAGAAAGCGGTCCTCCCACGGCTTCGCATCGACCTTCCACACGCCAGGGCGAACCGCCCGCAACTCGACGCAAAAATCGGGCCGCGACACGTGTCCGTCATCGAAAGGCAGCCGGTTGCGCATGCCCCAGCGGGCACACAGAACCCGGTTAGCTATCACGCGATCGACCTTTAGGCAGTAGCGGAAGCCCGTTGGGCCAACCGGGCGGATGAAAGTGCCCGGGGACGGCAGGCTCAATGCGGTGAGGTCCATGGGGGAGTTCTGGTCGGTGGTCAGGCGGGGAGGTCGCGGCGTGCTACTTGCGCTTGCGGCCAGCGACGGCGGCCTTGAGGACGTTGATGTCCTGCCGCAGCTCGAGCACGCACTCGCCGGCTTTCTGGTCGATCGTCTTGGCGTGCGCCTCGACGGCGTCGACCCGTTGCGTGAGCGCGGCCAGTCCTTCAGCCAGCACGGCTGCGTTGGTGGCGGCATCTGCGCGCAGCTGCTCGATCTGTTGCTGAAGCTCTTTGTTGGTGCTCATGGGGACCTCTTGGGTTTGAAAGGAGGGAAGGAGCGTGCGAGGGCTCAGGACGCGAAGGCCTTCTGGGCGCGCTCGGTGGTCGCCTCGCGGCGTGACTTGCCGGGCTTGAGGGCGGTGTTGCCCAGCACCTGGACCCGCCCGCCGCGGCGTTCGAAGTCGGCGAGCTGGCGCGCCAGCTCGGACCGCGCAGCGTCCTTCTGCGGCTGGTTGCCGCTGACGAACTCCACCGGCGGCAGGTTGTGGGCGGCGCGGCGCAGGTCGCTGTCGCTGGTGGTCAGGGGGCTTCGGCCCATGAGCGCGAGCCCGACGGTATGGCGGCTCATGCGCGTGCCACCTTGGCTTGGCTGCGGATCAGCTCCTGCGCGTAGCGCTCGCCGCGCGCATTGAGGCGCACGACCGACGCGTAGCGCGGATCGTCGAAGTCGACCAGGCCGGCGTTGTCGAGCCAGTTCACCGCGCGCCGGGTGAACACCTGGACGTCGGCGGTGCCGCTGGCCTTGATGTCGCCAGGCGGGGTGGCGAAGCCGCCGCGCTCACGCCGCAGCGAATGGCTGGGAGTTTGGAAGGCCGCCAGCAGGGCGCGACGGGCGATGGGTTGCAGGTCCATGGAAACCTCCGGGTCAGGCCGCGTGGGCCTGGGCATTGAGCGCGGCGAGTGCTTCCTCACGTGCGCGGGTGATCTGGGAAAGGGGAATGCGGTGCAGGCCGACGGGATCGACCCAGCGCGATTCGGCGATCGCGCGGCTGGGGTGCGGGCGGGTGGCCACCTGACAGCGGCAGCACTCGACGTGATGCAGCGGCGGCATCGGGCCGCCCAAGGCATGGCGTACCGGCGCGCCGTGGGTGGTGACCAGGTGAGGGTGGTGGCCCGGCTGGCAACCGGGCACGGAAGCGGGGAGCGGAACAGCGGTCTGGCGCATGGTCATGCCTCCAGCTGGTGTAGGTCGGAATTGCCGGTCTGCAGGCCGGAGAAGCCGAGATAGGCCTCGACGCCGGCGCGGATGGCGGCATCGCATTCCTCGTGCTCGGCGATGCAGGCGCACGCGATGCGCTGCCAGAACTCGAACTGGCTGGCGTCGCGGGCGTCGATGGCCAGCGCGATCTCGCGACTGGCGATCGCATGGGCGCCGACGGCCGCGCGCGAGCGCTGGTAGAGGGAAACCTCAGCGGCCATCGGCCTGGGCCTGCTGATAGGCGCGGTGGATCTGCGCCATTTCGATGAGGCGATGCGGCACGGCATAGGCCAGCAGCAGCACGACGACCGCCCAGGAAGCGCGCATGCGGCGGCTCATGGCTGCACCTCGGTCACGCGCACGCCGTGGCGATCAAGCCAGCGCGTCGCGCGCTTCAGCGCGTGGCGGCTCATTGGAAAGCGCTGGTCGCCCAGCTGCAGATCTCGGCCGCGCACGTGTGCCCGACGCACGGTGGCCACGCCAATCTCGCGCGGGGTCAGGCTGTGCGGGCTGGCGAGCAGGCCGGCCCAGATGAAATCGCGGCAGACAAGCAGGGCGAGGGTCTCGCCACGCAGGCCGGTGGCGAAGGATTCAGAGGCGGGGAGGGCGCTCACGAGCGAGCTTCCCTGGCCAGATCACGGGAGGCTGCTTCTATGCGTTTGCTGGTCGCATCAAGGCGCGCGGCGCGAGAGTTCTGGTAGCGGCCACTGGATGCGCGGCTGGAGCGCAACTGAGCCTGGGCGAGAGCATGGTCATCCTGGGCCGCAGTGCGGCAGCAGCGAACCGCGCAGGCGGGCAGGGAGTCGGGATCGGTGTCGGTCTGGAACATGGCGCTCCTCCGGGAAGGGAGGGCGCCAGCGGGTCACCGGCCTGGGGAGTGGCCGCGGGCGGCCAGAGGTGAAGGGCTGGCCGCCTTGGCGACCCGCCGGTCGCCCGCCAGCTTGGCTGGCGAAGCGAACCCTACGGCATTCCGTTTGTGCGTGTCAACGGAATTCCGTTATATGGCTAACCGGGCATCCAGATCCGCCTCGATGCGGCTCAGTAATGTGGCTTCCGATGAGGTCGTTGAGGCTCCGGCCGCCACTATATGCCGAGCTGCACGAATGACCTCGCGTCGGTAAGTTCGGGGCATGATGCGAATCGTGGCGAGGAGATTCTCAACATTGTTGAGTGGGAAGGCCTGCCAGGTGCAGATCTCACTCATCGCATCTAATGCCTCATGGTTGGAATGTCCGGCGTTCATCAAGAACATTCGGATGGCCTCTCTCTCTCGCATCCGTAGCGAGCCGTCGGCTTTGGCCAGTAGATGTAGGAGGCGGAGGGCCTCAACGTGCTCGCTAATAGCTGTCAAAACTCAGTCCTCCCAGCTGCCGATCCAGCGCACTCTGCCGACGATCTCAAATGTCTCGTCCGAGCGAACTGGAATCGGCTTACGCCAGCGTGGATCGTAAGGATTGTCGCTTGCAAGGAACCATTCGCCGCCCAAATTTAGTAGGCGCTTGGCGTAGAAGTGCCCCTCAAATCGGACAATAAAGATCTTGTCATCCTCCGGAGACGTGGAGCCTTGATCGAATAGGAGGGCATCGCCGTCGTGAATTCGAGGGAGCATCGAATCCCCGCGCGCATAAAAGACCGCTAGCTTCCGAGCAAATAGGCCCTTTCTACGGAGGCTGCTGGACTTGAACTTCAGGGTATGCGTTTCTGCGTAGTCGTCTGGCGCAGAGCCATCACCGGCTGCAGCTGACTGGGCGAATCCAGTGATGTCAGTCCAGTCGTCAGCGGCGACGCTGTGGCCGGCCGTCTTCGGGCCCTTGCCTGTTTCAAGCCAGTGCGGGCTGACGCCTAGGCGGGCGGCAATCTTATGGAGCGCGCTTGTTGACTTGGATTCGCCAAGCTCCAAGTCAGAAAGGGTGCTGACGGCTATGCCAGCCGCCTTTGCAAGTTCGGAGCGCGATATCTGCTGAGTCTCGCGTTCCGCCCGAATGCGCGCGCCTAAGTGTTTGATTGTATTCATTCTGATGATTAGAACGGGATTCCGTAACGGAATGCCGTTGACTCTGTGTAACGGTATTCCGTAGAGTGGGCGCATGGAGACCACTTGGGCACATCGGATCAAGGCACTCGAGGAGCACGGCAGATCTCTTACGGAGATCGGGCGGCTTGTCGGGAAGTCCCCTCAAGCACTGAGCGACATCAAGCAGGGGCGAACTCGCGAGCCCGGAGGTATGGCAGCGGTACGACTCCACGCCCTCTATCTCGAAGTTGTTGGGAACGAAGGTGGGGAGGCTGCCTGATGGCCCGTCATCTGACCCCGCTGCAAGACACGTTGGACGCGGGCGAGCTGAGCTCGCTGGTTGGCACTCCCATCTTCGATAACGCCGACCAGGGCGACCCGTCTCTGACGGCAGACGAGTGGGCCGCGTTGCTGACGCGGCGGCGACAGGTGGGCTGGCCATTGCATTTCGCTGGCGGTGCCCTCGCGCAGGTCAAGCATGCTTAGCGCGCCTGCGCCGATGGCTGTCAATGCACACGACTGTGCCGCCGTGCGTCGGATTTTTCGGGGAACTCGCATTGTCGGCGAGGCCGCGCTTATCGGGGTGGTGTGTGGGCTGATCTTGATCGGCACGGACCGGGCAAAAGAAAACCGCCACGATGGCGCCCGGCCCCGAGTCGAGCTCGAAGAAGCGCATTGCGCAGAACTCCAGGGCGGGAACGATGGGGAAGGGCATGGGCCGCATTCTTCGATCGGCACGGGGTGCTGCGCATGAAGGACGCCCGTCATTTCCTGCCGCCGCGCCAGTCGATCATCTATGCCCACACCCGCCGGATGCTGGACGGGACGGCGTGCAACTACACCAGTTTCGCCATGCAAGTCGCCGAACGCTACCTGGCCATGACGGCACCGGACGTGCGGCAGGTGAAGCTGCGCACCGGTGACGGTGCCGACCTGATCAAGGCAATGGAGAACAACGCGCAGATCCTGCGTCGCTACATGGACGGCACGGTGAAAACCCTGCCTGCCGACCTGGAGGATGCCTGGGTGCTGTGCCTATCGGAGCCCTATCGCGCCGATTGCGAGCGCGACCTCGCCACGCGCCGCGGCATGCTGGCCGTGCCGATGCCTTCGGACGCCGGCCTGCAGGTGGCGAGCGTGGCCACGCTGGTGGGGAACTACGCCAACCTGTTGCACTCGGTGGCCCCGGCGATTGCCGACGGGCACTTCGGTCCCGAGGATCGGCCCTACCGCGACCAGATTCACGCATCGGGCCGCGACGTGATCGCCGCCGTGATCGGCTTGAGCCAGGCAGTGGACCGCGGAATCGATGGCGGGGTGGCTAGTGCTTGAGATGGCCATCTTCCATGCGCCCCGGGCACCACGCACCGCCGGCCGTAGAACGATCAGCAGCACAGCGCGTGCGCACATCGCGGAGGCCATGCGCGTGCTGTATGGCGACGCGCCTGGTCTGCAGGGCGAAGAGGCGCTGGCCGAGCGGGAGCGGTATCGATGCGAGGACGAGGCGCGCGCGGCCGCGCAGGGCCTGCTGGCGCTCGATCCGGCCCCGTCTCCCCCGGGGGATGCGGTCGAGACCGCGCGCGCGGAGGGCGGGTCGCTGAACCTGAACGAGTCGAAGGTCGTTCATGTTCCACGGGGTGGGTCCTCCCCCCGTGGAACCATCGCGGGTAATTCGGACCCCGCTTTCTCGGTAGATAGCGACGCTGGAAGTTACTGAATGTCGGCCAATTACGATGACGTCCTTGGCCAGCTGCGCGATGCGGGCCTGATCCTCGACACCCTGGACACCACCGGGCGGATGGTCCGCTGCAAGGTCGAGGGCGCGCGCGAGAAGCGGGGCTGGTACGTCCTGCACGAACTCAATACCAGCGGCGGCGATGTGCTCGTCGTCGGCACCTTCGGCGTGTGGCGCGGCAACGAAAACGGCGCCACCAAGGTGGAATTGCGCAAGCGCGACAGCGAGTTCACCGCCGAGCAGCGCGAAGCGCTCAAGCGCCGCCTCGCCGAGGACCGCCGCCGCGCTGAAGGCGCGCGGCGCCGAGACGCGGAGCGCGCCGCCCAGGTTGCCACCACTGCCTGGGAGAAGGCGAAGCCGGAAGGCGAGTCGGACTACCTGGTCGCCAAGGGCGTGCAGGGATTCGGGCTGCGCTACAGCGCGACCGGCGTAGCCGTGGTGCCGATGCTCGACACGAATGGCGCCATCCACGGCCTGCAGCTGCTGCGATCGACGAAGCTGGCCGAGCAGCAACGCAAGCCGGCGAAGGAGTTCTGGCCGGCGGGATTGGCCAAGAAGGGGCACTTCCACCTGATCGGCGGCACGCCGCAGTGGATCCTGCTGGTTGCCGAGGGCTACGCCACCGCGGCGACAGCGCACATGGCGACGAGCTATCCAGTGGCGGTGGCTTTCGACGCGGGCAACTTGCCTGCGGTAGCCGCGGCGCTCGCGCGGCGCTATCGCGGTGCCAGGATCCTGATCCTGGGTGACGATGACGCATTGCAGAAGTGCCGGCACTGCCGCGAACGCCTGGTGCTTGCCGAGCATCCTGTCGCGTGCCCGACGTGCGGCGAACCGCACCTGGCGACGAACGCCGGCATGCTCGCCGCCGAGGCCGCAGCGATGGACGCGCATGGCGCCATGCTGCTGCCGCGTTTCGCCGATGAGGCCGGGCGTCGCGAGCGCTTCATCGCGCGCGGGGCCAAGACAAGCGACTTCAACGACCTGCACGCGCACGAAGGCCTGCATGTCGTCCGCAGCCAGATCGAGGCCCGCATCACGGAGCTGTCGTGGCGGGCACCGACCGGAAGCCGCGGCGTTTCCACTCAAGCACCCGGGGGCGCGGGGAAAGATGCCCTGAAGCCGATCGAGAACCTGCGCGAGCTGCTATCGCGATTCGCCTTGGTCTACGGGCAGGGCGGCACGGTCTTCGATCGCCAGGAGCACACGCTGGTGGCGCTCGGAGACATGCGCGATGCCTGCGTCCGCAAGGAACTGCACCGCGCCTGGATGGAGAGCCCCGATCGCGTGCTGGTCCGCGTGCAGGAGGTCGATTTCGATCCCTCCGGCCGCAAGCCCGGCGTCACCTGCAACCTGTTCGCCGGCTGGCCGACCACCCCGAAGGAGGGCAGCTGCGACAAGCTGCTGCACCTGCTATGGCACATGTGCGGCGAGGAAGCAAACCAGAAGGCGCTGTACGACTGGGTCCTGAAGTGGCTGGCGTATCCGTTGCAGCATCCCGGCGCCAAGATGAAGTCGACGATCGTGATCCACGGGCCTCAGGGCACCGGCAAGAACATGTTCTTCGATGAGTACATGAAGCTGTTCGGGGACTACGGGCGGGTGCTGGACCAGGCGGCACTGGAAGACAAGTTCAACGACTGGGCCAGCCGCAAGCTGTTCCTGCTGGCCGACGAGGTCGTGGCGCGCACCGAGGTCTACCACCTCAAGAACAAGCTCAAGGCGCTGATCACCGGTGACCGGATCCGCATCAACCCGAAGAACATCCAGGCCTACGAAGAGGACAACCACGCCAATCTGGTGTTCCTGTCCAACGAGGCCATGCCGGTGGTGCTCGAGGAGGATGATCGCCGCCACGCGGTGATCTGGACGCCGAGCAAGTTGACCGAGGCGTTCTACCTCGAGGTGCTGGCCGAGATCGCCGCTGGCGGCACGGCCGCGCTGCATCACTATCTGCTGCAGGTAGACCTGACCGGCTTCACCAACGGGACCAATCCGCCGATGACCGCGGCCAAGGCCGAACTCATCAACCTGAGCCAGGACAGCCCGCAGCGCTTCCTCGACGAGCTCTACGGCGACGACATCCCCGGCATCAAGCCCCGGCCAGCGCCGTCCAAGGAATGGTACGAGGTCTACAAAGTGTGGTGCAGCCGCGAGGGTGTGAAGGCGGCACCCGGGCATAAGTTTGTCAACGCGCTGGTCCGCAAGCGGGGTATCGCAAGCCCCAACCAGTCGCGGAAGCGGTTCCTGATAGGACAGACGACCCACGGCCCCACGAGCTTCCTGCTGGTGGGTAACTGTCAGGTGCCCGATGGCCAGACAGAGTCGTCGTGGCTCGGCGATGAAGTCCTGGCCTTCCGCGCCGCACTCAGCGACTACCGGGGGCGCGCGTCATGATCTCGGCCTATGACGTGCAAGGCGTGCAAAGCGATGTGCAAGGCGATGTGCAGGCTGAAACGCACGTGGCAGTAGCGCTGTGTAGGGCGTGCAAGGTGTTGGCTTCGCGGGCGCGCGCCCATGCTGTTGCATCCGCTCCTACTCCAATCCCGCTTCTTGACTCCCGCGCGTATCCGGCCTTGCACGTCCTGCACACCTTACACATCCCTACTGCGGCAACAGGATCGGCCGTGACTCGCCTTGCACGTCACGGTGCACGCCTTGCACGCGGTCGCGCGCGCACGAATTTCTCTTGGCTCCTGATCCCTAAAGGAATGCATGTGGAGGGTGGCTGGTAATGGCTGAGGTGGATGTGGTGGTTACTGGCGTGGAGCTGGCCGATCTCATCGGCTGCAAGCCGTCCTATGTCGTCGAGCTCAAGCGCAAGGGGCGCTTGGTCCCGGCTGCCGACGGCAAGGGCTACCTCAGGCTCGCATCGCTGGCGTTGTACGAACAAACGCGCGATCCGGCGCGGGCTGGCGTGGTGGCACGGCACGCAGCCCATCGCGGTGCACCGCTGGCGGGCAGTGAAACGGACGGGGCGGAGGTGGCCGAGATCGACGACGCCGACGAGGCAGAAGCCGAGGGCGCGTTGCGCCTGCTGGGCAGCGATGCGAAGCGCCGAGCCAAGGCCTTGGCCGACAAGGCGGAGCTGGATGCGCAGAGCGCCCGCATCGACATGGCTGAACGCTTGGGCGAGCTGCTGCCGCGCGCCGACGTCGAGCGCGAGGTGGCACAGGCGGCCAATGGCCTGCGCGTGGCCCTGGAGAACATGGCAGACGCCCTGGCGCCGCAGCTGGCTGCCACGACCGACGAGGCACAGTGCCGGCGCCTGGTGCTGGACGAGGTTACCCACGCCCTGGAAGAGCTGAGCCGTGGCTTCCGCGAGGCCGCCAAGGCGGCGGAGGTGCGGGCGTGAGGTCGGACAACAACCAGCGCGACCTCATCCGGGAGTCGGATGCCAGCCTGGCCCTGGCCTACCGGGTCGCGGCCGAGACGGCGCTGCGCGACCACCACTTCACCCAGGCCGAGCGGGAGCGGCGCGCCGAGTACTACCTGGCACAGGCGCGGCGGCACGAGACGGGGGCGGCCGCATGACAGCTGTGGCCGCCGTGCGGATCCCCTCGGTGCTGGCGCGCACGTTGCAGCCGCGCCGCCCGCTGACCGTGTCGCAGTGGTGCGACGAGCACATGTGGCTGTCGAGCAAGGGCAGCAGCAAGCCGGGGCGCTGGATGACCGAGCGCAACCCGCCGCTGCGCGAGCCGATGGACAACATGTCCGTGCGCAGCCCGGTGCACGAGCAGGTATGCATGTTCCCGATCCAGTTCGGCAAGAGCCAGCTGGCCACCAATAGCATCGCCTACTGGATGGACTATGCCCCGGCGCCGATCATGTACGCGCTGCCGGGCGAGGCCTCCATGAACAAGTGGATCGCCCAGAAGCTCAACCCGATGATCGAGGTTTGCGCGGCGGTGCGCCGGGCATTGAGCAGCACGGCCAGCCGCGACAGCGCCAACCAGCGCACGTTCAAAGACTTCGCCGGCGGCCAGCTCTACGTCGAGCACATGGGCAGCCCGCAGCGCTTGAAGTCGACGACCGTCAAGTACCTGGGCGTGGACGAGATCGACGAGGCACCGCAGCAGCTGAGCACGGGCGATGATCCCGTGAAGATGCTCGATGGCCGCACGTCGTCGTTCCCGACCACCTACAAGCGCCTCTACATCAGCACCCCTGGCATCGCGGGCCTGAGCCGAATCGCCAAGCTGTACGACAAGAGCGACCAGCGGCGCTATCACGTGCCATGTCCGCACTGCGGTCATTTCCAGGCGATGACCTGGAGCGGGCTGGTGTGGTCGCCGGATGCCAAGCAGGTCTGGTACGCCTGCGCCGAATGTGGTGCGGCGATCGAGGAACACCACAAGCCGCAGATGATCGCGGCCGGGCGCTGGGTGGCCGGCAACCCGGATTCGGCCATCCGTGGCTACACCATCAACTGCCTGTATTACCAGTTCGGGCTGGGCCCGCGCTGGGCGGACCTGGTGCGCGAGTGGCTGGACGCGCAGAACGATCCCGCGGCGCTGAAGACCTTCATCAATGATCGCCTGGCCGAGACGTGGGAAGACCCGTCGATGCGCGCGGTCAAGCACAACGTCATCGCAGACCGCGCCGAGCCCTACCGGCTGCGCCATGCGCTGCGCGCGGTGCTCGCCGTCACCGTTGGGGTTGACACCCAGGACAACCGCCTGGCGGTGCACATCGTGGGCTGGGGCCGTGGCATGACCGCTTGGACGCTCGACTACGTGGAGCTGCCCGGTGATCCCGCCGAGGATGCCGTGTGGGTATCGCTCACCGACCTGCTGAACCGCCCTATCGAGCGGGAGGACGGCATGGCTCTGCGTCCGCTGGCCGTGGCCATCGACGCCGGTGGCCATCGGACCGAGGCAGTGAAGAACTACGTGCGGCAGCGCCTGGTGACCCGGCCGATGTGCATCTTCGGCGCGGTGCCGAACAACGCGCCGGTGCTGTCGAAGGGCAAGCAGGCGGACGTGACCTGGCGCGGCCGCGTCGACAAGCGCGGCATTACGATCTATCACGTCGGTGGCGTGGCGGCGAAGCACTACCTTTACAGCCGCCTGTCGGCGGACGCCGAGCGGCAGGCCGACGCGCGCCTGGTGCACTTCTCAGACCAGCTGCCGGTGGAGTTCTTCCCCGGGCTGGTGTCGGAGGTCTACAACCCGGTCAAGAACCGATTCGAGAAGAGGGTGGTTCGTAACGAGCCGCTGGACACGTGGGTCTACGCGTACGCCGCAGCGCACCATCCGGAGGTGCGTCTGAACCGGCTCACCCGCGCTGACTGGGATGCGTTGGATGCTCGCCTCGGGCAATTGCCGACTGCAGCTGGAGCAAGCGATTCCCGTGGAACAACGACTGGAGCCCCCGAAGCATCACCCGCAGGTAGGGATTCCCGTGGAACAGCAAGGGCGCGGCCTTCGCGCTCAGGTGGGTTCGGCCGAGACGGGTGGGGGCTCTGATGGCAGGACGGAAGGAAACTGTGGAGCAGTTGCGTGAGCGGATCCTTCGGGCAATGCAGGCGGACATCGGGATCAGTGAGCAGATGGCCCAGCCCTTCGTAGAGTCGATCATGCGCTGCTTCGCAGGGGAGCGTCCCTACTTTCCTGCGACCGCGCGAGCATATCCCGTAGAGGAGATTGGTGCGCAGCTACGCGCCGGCATGCCGGTCAAGAAGGTCGCGGCGACATTCATGATCTCGCGTTCAAAGCTGCATGACCTCTTTCCCGGCGGATTGCCCGCACCCAGCGAATCGTCTTCGCGGAGCGCGGGCTGACCCCGCTACTGCCAGCTTCTAAGCTCGATCTTGGCGGTGCCCGATCCGTCGAAGATCACGGCCATGGATACTGTGGACCAGACCGGCTCGCCAGCGGAATTCAGTGCCGACTCGAATCGCCATTTGTCGAGATCTATGCAGACCTGCTCCTTGTAGGGGCTGTCGTTCAGTGCGTTGCAACCGCCAAAGGCCTTGCCGTGATCGTTGATATGGGTCCAGAAGGTGACCTCTCCAGACCGGTTCGAACTGATGTAGTCGAAAAGCTCTGTGTGTTGGGCACCCAGGAATCTTGGTGCGGTGACCGGACGCCTTTGTTCGGCCTCGCGCTCTTCGGTGATCCTTGTCTGCTCCGCTAGCTTCTGCGCCTCGACTTCCTCCGCCGTTGGCTGTTCCCACTTCGAGACGTCCGCTACGGCGAGCTTGTTCGCGCCGCAATCTCGGTCAATCGTCATCCAGGCGTCGCCACACCATTCGATGATGAACCGGTCCGGATAAGTCTCTGAATCACCTTTGGACCAGGTCCGGATCTGGTCTGCCTGGAAACCCAAGGCAGCGCGGGTCGCGGCCTTGGTCATGCCATTCCTGTCGCTCCCATCCATTGCCGCTGCCTGCGTAGCCAGATAGCGAAGTACGGCATCGCCCGTCGTCGTGAGAGCGAGCGTCGTATGGCCACTCACCTCGTAGCGCTTCCGCTCAGGGTAGGGAACCTCCGTTACGCTGATTGGCTCGACCTGGAGCACATTGAGAAAGCCCGGTTCCAATATTCCGGCGCCGCGGAAGTTCACCGACATGGCGCTATTGGCACGCGCTGCAGTGATCATGCTTTTGGACGGAGCAGGTGGGCCGAGGAGCGCGGCACTTAGCTTGGACGCGGTGTCGCTGCCTGCCGGAGTGGTGCTCGCTGGGGCCCCATCATCAGATGCTCTGCCGCTGCAACCCGACAACGCCAATACCGCGAAAAGGGTCCAGATTGACCGCGCGACGGCGCAACCTTCGAAGATTCCATGCATTTTGTTTCCCCTGGTTATTGGTATCCGACGAGCGCCGAGCAAAGCGGCGGCAGTCCGTGGACGCTTCGCAGGGCGTCATGCCCTGACTGTCGCCGATTTTGCCAAATTCGGCGACAACATGGGTGGGCGAGGTCCGTTGCATCAATGACTTAGCCGCCCGGTTGTCCACGCTTTTGCCTAGATCGTGGACAGCGCACTGCCTAACTTAGTTGTGATGAAAACGGCTCAAGAAATGCTCGATTTCTACCTGCAAGCGGAGCAATCCGTGCTGCAGGGACAGACCGTTCGCTACGGCGAGCGGCTGCTGACCCGCGCTGATCTGGCGGAAATTCGCAAGGGTCGCCAGGAGTGGCAGGCGATGGCGGACCGGGAAGCCGCTGGTCCGCGGCGCGCTCGATTCGCAGTGGCTGATTTCGGCGGGCGGACCTGATGGGCGGCAGTGCTGCCATCGCACGGGACCGCTTGACCGTCACCGTCGCCGTGGACCGGGAAGCCCGCAAGGGCGTCAGCACGAGCTCTACGCCGGTATCGGCGCGTGCCCATGAAGTGACGCGCCCATCCCGCAGCCGCAAGCTCGCCCGGGATTGGGGCAGTGGCAATGCCATCGCGGGCCAGGACGCAAAGCAGCTGCGTGACCAGGCCCGGCATCTGGATCGCGATCTCGACCTGGCGACCAACGCACTTAATGTGCTGGTACAGAACACGGTCGGCTCGGGTATCGACGTGCTGGCCGCCCCGCGGCGGCCCGGCGAGCCCATCAATCGCGACCTGGCGATCCAGATCGACGACCTCTGGGACGCCTGGTGGGATCGTCCCGAGGTTACCTGGACGCACGACTACGGCGCATGCCAGCAGCTCCTGGCGCGCAGCCTGTACCGCGATGGCGAGGTCTTCTACCAGGATCTGATCGGGCCGGTGCCGTACCTGGAGCATGGCAGCGACGTGCCCTACAGCATCGAGATGATCGAGGCAGACCTGTGCCCACTGGACCTGACCGATGCCTCCCGCAACATCCTGCAGGGCGTGGAGCGCAATGCCTGGGGCCGGTCCATTGCCTTCCACCTGTACAAGCAGCATCCGGGCGATCCGCTTGGCTGGAACCTGGAGACCAAGCGCGTCAGCGCCGATTTCCTGCATCACGTCGCCCACCTGACCCGACTGCATCAAGTGCGGGGTCTGAGCCTGTTCGCGAGCGCCATGTCGCGCTTCGAGGACGTAAAGGACTACGAGGAATCCGAGCGCATCGCGGCCAAGGTGGCCGCATCGCTGACATTCCAGATCAAGAAGGGCGACGGCACGATGTACCAGGCCGACGGCGGCCTGGGCGGCATTGCGGTGGTCGAGCAGGGGCAGAGCTTCCGCGACCTGCGCATGGCGCCGGGAATGATCTTCGATGACCTGCTGCCCGGCGAATCGATCGAGACGCTCGCGTCCAACCGCCCGAACCCCAACGCCGCGACCTGGCGCAAGGAACAGCTGCGCGCCGCTGCCGGCGGCATTGGGGTGAGCTATTCGAGCCTCTCACTCGACTACAACGGCACCTATTCCGCCCAGCGACAGGAGCTGGTCGAGAAGTGGGGCAGCTACCTGATGCTGGCCGAGCAGTTCATCGCGCGCATCGTGCGTCCGCAACGCCAACGCTTCATCGAAGCCTGCCTGTTGGCGGGCAAGGTGCGCCTGCCCAAGGGATGGACGCGCCGCGATCTAGCCGCGTCCACCTACGTGCGGCCGGTCATGCCATGGATCGATCCGCTCAAGGAAGCCACTGCCCGTGGCGAAGCCGAGGACCGCGGCTGGGTCAGCCCGCAGCAGAACACCCTGCAGTACGGCAACAACCCCAACGAGGTGCTCCGCCAGCGCGAAGACTGGGCCGAGCAGACCCGTTCCCTGCCGCCAGCGGCGGCTACCACCGATCCGACCGCCAGCGCGCATCTGCGCGCAGGCGTCATCCGCGACATGCTCGGGAGCAGCAACTGATGCGCCACCACAACCACAATCTCGCGATCGGCCTGATCCTGGCCGATGCCGGCCCGGCCCCGGACCTCAACCTTTTGCAGGTGCGAGCCGCGGGTGATGCCGCCGAGATCATGATCTACGGCACGATCGGCGACAGCATCTGGACCGAATCGGTCTCCGCGGCTGACCTGGCCCAGCAGATTGCCCAGATCCAGGCGGCCACGATCAACGTGCGCATCAACAGCGCCGGTGGTGTGGCTGCCGATGGCATCGCGATCTACAACGCCCTCAAACAGCACCCGGCCCGCAAGGTCGTCTTCGTCGACGGCCAAGCCTGCTCGATCGCCTCGCTTATCGCCATGGCGGGCGACGAGGTGGTCATGTACGCCAGCTCCCTGCTGATGGTCCATGCGCCCCACACGATTGCCGCCGGCAATGCAGAGGCCTTCCGTCAGTGGGCCGCAGCGCTGGATACCCATGCCGCGGCGATGGTGGAGGCCTATGCCAGCAAGACCGGCAAGCGCCAGGACGTGGAACGGCTGCTCTCCGATGGCGTGGACCACTGGTACACCGGCGCCGAGGCGGTCGAGTTCGGCTTCGCCGATCGCGTCGCTGATGCGGCGCCCGCTGCCAGCGGTGGCCGGGCGGCAGCGGCGGCACTCAATGGCTACGCCCAGGCCCTGAGCGCAGCGCCGGCTCCCGTGGCGCAGCAGCTGCGCACCCATGTTTCCGCGGCGCTGTCGCCGCAGATTTTCGCCTCGCTCCCCGAGGTCACCCAGGCCGCCCTGATCGGCCATATCGAGGATCCCACCATGCAGACCCAGTATCGCGCCATCCTCGCGAACGCCGGCGGCACCACCGCAACTCCGCCGGCGCCCGCGACTCCCACGCCCGCCCCGGCGCCCATCCCGGCCCCCGCACCGGCCGTCGTGTCGGTGGTTGACCCTGCCGGTATCCAGGCAGCGCTGGCCGCGCTGCGTGGGCGTAACGCCGAGATCATGGCGCTGGCCGAACCGCACATGGCCAACACCGAGGTCCGGGCGTACGTCGATGGTGTCATCGCCGCCGCTGACCCGGCCGTCACCGCCGACAACGTCGGTCGCCACATCCTGGCCCTGATGGCACGCAACGCCCAGCCGCTGAACGCCGGCGCCGGCATCGCCGCCGGCACGGACCAGCGCGAGCTGACCCGCGCTGCGATGACCAATGCCATCCAGGCTCGCGTCGGCTTGGCGCAGCCCACCGAAGGCAACCAGTTCCGTGGCCTGACCATGGCCGAACTGGCCCGCGCCTGTGTCGAGGCCGCCGGCGTCAGCACCCGCGGCATGGACCGCATGCAGGTCGTCGGCCTGGCCTTTACCCACAGCAACTCGGATTTCCCGGCGCTGCTGGGCAACGCTGCCAACCGGGCGGTGCTGCAGGGCTATCAGGAGGTGGAGGAACAGTTCGACCTGTTCACCCGACCTGTGAACCTGTCGGACTTCAAGGCGACCAACCTCGTCGGTCTGGGTGCGTTCTCCAGCCTGGACATCGTGCCCGAGGGCGGCGAGTACAAGTACGGCACCTTCAGCGAACAGTCGCAGTCCATGCGTCTGGCCACCTACGGCAAGCTGTTCTCGATCACCCGCCAGGCGATCATCAACGACGACCTGGGCGTGTTCAACGACGTGCCGCGCAAGATGGGTCAGGCTGCCAAGCGCACGGTCGCCAATGCGGTCTACCAGCTGCTGCTGAGCAACCCGACCCTGGCGGACGGATTCGCCCTGTTCTCGGCCGAGCACCACAACCTGCTGACCGGCGCGGCCATCAGCACCAACAGCGTGGATGCCATGCAGTCGGCGATGGCCCTGCAGACGGACAAGGACGGGAACATCATCCGCGTGCCGATGAAGTCCCTGCTGACGCCGGTGACGCTCGGCGGCCTGGCCCGCACCGTGCGCGCCAGCCAGTTCGAGGTGGGTGCGGCCAACCGCAACAACACCACGCCGAACATCGTGCAGAACACCTTCGAGGTCATCGCCGACGGTCGCCTGGATGTCGTCAGCAAGGCAGCCTGGTATGGCGTGGCCGATCCGAACTTCGTCGACGGCATCGTCGTGGGCTATCTCGATGGCAACCAGACGCCGTTCCTGGACCAGCACGAAGGCTTCACCGTCGACGGCGTCGCGTGGAAGGTCCGCCTCGATGCCGCGCCGGCGATCGCCGACTACCGCGGCCTCTACAAGAACCCCGGCGCGTAAGGAGCGCGGCGGCCTTCGGGCCGCCTCGATCGCCTGCAGCCCCTCCCTTTCATTACTGGAGAAGCTCCATGAAGAACGCACATCAGGACGGCCGCGTCCTCGACGTGGTCCTGACCGCCGCGGTGAAGAGCGGCGAGGTCATCGTCAAGAACAAGTTGGTCGGCGTGGCCGTCACGGACGGCGAGATCGGCGACACCGTCGCCGCCCATGTGGAAGGCGTGTTCAGCCTGCCCAAGCTCAGCGCGGCGACGTTCGCAGTCGGCGCGGTGGTGAACTGGGATGTCGACGGCAAGCAGGCGATCTCCGCTGCTGGTGGCGCCGGCGACGCCAACAGCATCGGCTATGCGATCGAGGCGGCGGGTAACGGCGCAGCCACGGTGCTGGTCCGCCTGACCCCCGGCACGGCGGCGATCGCCGCCTAAGTCTTGACCACCACCGCACGCACGTAGCCCGGGTGGCGCGTGCGGTGGTGGGTCTTCATCTCACCGAGATCTGCCTCATGCCCAGCCCGCGCGGCGTCCGCAACAACAATCCGGGGAACCTCGATCGCACCGACACGGTGTGGCAGGGCGAGAACCGCACGGCCGCCGCGATCGCGCGTGAGCCGCGCTTCGCCGTGTTCGACAGCCCCGAATACGGCTTCCGCGCCCTGGTAAAGACGCTGCTCACCTATCAGCGCAAGTACGGCCTGCTGACCGTGCGCTCCATCATCTACCGTTGGGCACCACCGAAGGAAAACGACACGGCTGCCTACGCCGCTGACGTGGCGAAAGCCCTGGGTGTGGCACCGACCGCCGTCGTGCGCGTCGACGATCCACAGGTTGCGTTCCAGCTGGCCAAGGCGATCGCCCGGCACGAGAACGGTGGCCACTTCTGGGGCGACGAGACCATCCGCGATGGCGTCGAGCTGGCGGGGGTCAAGGCCTGATGGATGCCTGGGCTTCCCTGACCGTCAAGCTCACTGCCGCGATCGGCGCCGCCGGCGCCGGAGGCACCGTGGTCGCCGAGGTGATCGCCGGCAGCGAGCACCTGTTCCTCGGCATCCCGCAGTCGTGGTTCCTGGCCGCCATCGTGGGCGCCCTGATCGGGCTGCTGCTGCTGAGCGAGATCGATGCCGCCAAGGTGGCGCCGCCGCGCGACCTGGCGCTCGGACTGCGCTGGGTGACCCTGCTGCTGCGCGTCGGCCTGCTCGGCCTGTTCGTCCTCAGCTTCGCCCTGGCGGCGGGCTGGATCGTCGTGGCGGCCTCGACGTATTTCCCCTCGATCAAGGAAGCCGGGATGGCCTTCAGCGGCCTGAGCGGCTTCGTGATCAAGCCCATGCTGCCGCACTACCTGGGCGGCCTGCAGAAGGTGACCGACCGGCTGGCCGGTCGGGCCGGAGACGCGCCATGACCCTGCCTTACCTGGGCAACCTGCTGTCGACCCTGGCGGTGTTCTCTGCCGCTTCGTGGCAGCTGCTGCTCACCTACCAGTGCGGCGGGCGCCACCGCGACCGCGCGGCCTTCTACCTGCGGGGTGCCTGCCTGATCGGGATCGCGGTGGGGATGCTGTGCATCTTCCTGCGCGATCTGGCCGGCCATCAGTACGCCGCGCCCTGGTTCGTGCTGCTGGTCCGCGCCAGCCTCGCGGTCCTGCTGGTCTACCCGTGGCGCCGGCGGGAGGGCGACCGATGAGCATCTTCGAGGCCATCTGGGCCTTCCTCCAGGCCGCCGTCGCGCTGGTGCTGGGCTGGGCGACCGGTTTCCTCCAGTGGCTGCGCCGTCCGGGCAGCATCCTCAAGAGCTGCTGCGCGGTGCTGGCGGTGATCTGCTTCTTCGCCGCGCTGTCGTCCTACCGCCAGGGCCAACAGGTCATCGTGGTCACCCGCCAGTACGCCCAGTGCGAGGCTGACAAGAAGGCGGCGGCCGATGCGGCGCTGCTGCAGCGTGCCGAGCTGGAATCCAACGTGGCCGACAAGGACGCCGCCCTGCGCGACGTCGGCACGCGCCTGCAGGCCGAGGCCGACAAGCTGGCCACGCTGCAGGCGCGCAACGAAGCGCTGCGCTCGGAGACGGAGGCGGCCAAGGCCAAGGCGGACCGCAGCGCCAAGGCATTCCAGCAGGTCTACGACCAGCGGCCGGTGGAATGCTCGGCTGCTCTGAAGGTCATGGCCCAGGCGTGCCCGACGTTGGGAGGCTACTGATGCGCGCGCTCTTCCTGTCTGCCCTGTGCATGGCGCTGGCTAGCTGCGCCGGCCGCGGCGCCGTCAAGGCGCCGGCGGTCTGCCCGATCACGGGGTCGCCGGCCCCGGCCGTACTCAGCGTGCCGCAGGCGCGCTATGTGCCGATCGATGCGGCGCTGACGGCGTCCTGCAGCTGGGTGCGCAACGGCGCGCTCGAGGACATGCCGGAGGTCGCCCGCGGGCGCAAGCGCTGCCTGGAGTTCTACGAAGCCAACCTGCGCGAGATCGAGGCCAAGCAGGGTGCGCCGGCGTCGACGGAGGTTCGCCCGTGAGCCTGGTCAAGATCGCGGTCGACGCGGACAACCTGCTGGGCCGGCAGTTCTCCGAGCTGGAGCGCCAGAACCTGGCGTTCGCGGTGATGCAGGCGGTCAATGCCACGGCCTATGAGATCCGCGAGCAGTGGAAGCGGGTGGCCGCCCGGGTATTCGATCGGCCGACCGCGCTGACCCGCAACGCGGCGATGTACCGCAAGGCGACCAAGGACCGGCTGTATGCCGAGATCTTCCTGCGCGATGAGGCCTTCAAGGGCACGCCGCCGGCGAAGTATCTCCTCGCCCAGGTCGAAGGCGGTGCACGTCGCAAGAAGGGCTTCGAGGTGCTGCTGCAGCAGCGGGGCGTCATGCCGGCCGGCCAGTTTGCGGTCGCCGGCCGCGGCGCCCGGCTCGATGCCTACGGCAACGTCTCCGCCGGCGAGATCACCCGGATCCTGTCCCAGCTCGGCGCGCAGCGCGACCCCTACCAGAACGAAACCCCCAGCTCGCGGCGTCGGCGCACCAGCGAAGGCCGGCGCTACGACTACCTGGGACGCGATCGCAAGGGGAACACTGCTGTCGCCGCGCGCACCGTGCGCCGCGGTGGCCGCTACTTCGCCCTGCAGACGCGCCGCGGTCGCCTGGCCCCGGGCATCTATGAGCGCATCGGCACCGGCTTCGGCAGCGCGGTGCGTAGCGTCTTCGTATTCACCGGCCGGGCCACCTATCGGCCGCGCTACGACATCTTCGCCCAGGCCCAGCGCCAGTGGGACAAGCTGATGCCGTTCTACTTCAATCGCGAGCTGGAGACGGCGCTGGCGTCATCGAAGTACCGGGGGGGCGCATGAGCCAGCGCGCCTTCCTGCAGGATTTCGACGCTTCGGCTTTCGGTGCCTTCCGGGACGCGGGCCTGGGCGACGACGCGATGTACTTCGCGCCGGGCGCGGGCACGGGTGCTCCCTGCGTGGTGCTGGTCGACCGTGGCCTGCGCGACTTTGGCGGCGATGTGGCGCCGGTGGGCACCGGCTACGTGCAGATCACCTTCCAGCTGGCCCAGGTATCTCCGGTTCATGGCGGCCGCGTCGAGGTCGACGGAGAGACGTACCGGCTGGACGGCAACGAAGAGCGTGACGGCTCGGCGAGCCGTTGGGTGGTGGTCCGTGGCTAACCCCAGCCCCCGTCGTGTCCTGCTGGATTCGGTCGCTGATTGCCTGCGCCAGATCAGTGTGGCCAATGGCTACCGCACCGATGCCGGGACCACCGTGACCCTGGAGCCGAAGCAGGTCGATGAGGCCGCCGAAGGCGTGCTGGCAGTGATCTTCGCCAAACAACAGCGCCCCACCGATCCGTCACAGGTGCGCATCAGCCGGCTGACCACCGTCGCCGTCCTGGCCAAGGTGCCGGCCCAGCTCGACGAGGCCCAGATGCGCCTGGACGACATCGTCAGCGATGTCGAGCAGGCCATGGCAGGCCAGCAGTTCCGGTATCCGAAGGGGTACGAGGTTCCGCAGTACGTGGCCACCGAACCCGCCGAGCCCAAGGCCGGCATGGGGTGGACCGGCGCCCTGCTGACCTACCAGTCCCACATCCCGATCCAAGCCAAGTAACCCGCCGCCCGAGCGGCACCACCAGGAGATATTTCATGTCCCTCATCGCACCCGACTACAGCTACCTGGGCGCCGGCGAGCTGCATCTGCGAAAGAAAGGCGCCGCGGTGGCCTTCCGCAGCATCGGCAACTGCTCCGCCTTCAGCTTCAGCCCGCAGACCAACACGATCACGCTGGCCGATTCCACCCAGCCTGGTGGCGGTACTCGCAACTCGGTCGATCGCGTCACTGAAGTCCAGTACAGCTTCACGATGCACGACTTCGATACTGACAATTTCGCGGACGTCCTGCGTGGCAACTCCGAAGCGATCGTCGCCGGCACTGCGGTGGATGAGCCCGTCGTCGCCTATGCCGGCGGAGTGACGCCGCTGGCCCATATCGCGGCCGAGATCACCGACGTGAAGTCCGTTGATGGCGCGGATACCTACGTCAAGGGCGTGGACTGGGACATCAAGAACGGTGCCCTCTACGTCTACGCCGATGGCGATATCCCTCCGCCGGTCGGCGGGGCAGCCAACGCAGAGGTGTCCTACAGCTACGGCGCAGCCAAGCGCCTGCAGGCGCTCGTGAATCCGAACGAGGACTACGAACTGCTGTTCCTGGGCTTCAACGAGGCCAGGAGCGGCAAGAAGGTGCGCGCGCACGCGTACCAGGCAAGCGGCGGCGTCATCGGCGAGCTGGCGATGATCGCCGATCAGTACGGTGCGGGGCAGGTCAATGGCCGGCTGTCCAAGGACACCAGCAGGCCGCCCGGCCTGTCCCAGTACTTCACCTGGGAGGCGGAAGAGTGATCGAGCGCGACGACCTGAGTGTTCTCAGTCCGGGTACCACTTCGGTGACTTTCCGCGGCAGGCCGCTGTCGGTCCGCCCGCTGCAGCTGCGCCAGCTGGGCGCCTTCACCGCCGCGGCCAAACCGATCATCGGGAGAGCGCTGTTCGCCGCGGGCCTGCTCGAAGAGGGCCAGGCCATCCACGTCGGTGCGGTGCTGCTCGACGCGCTCGAGCAGCACTCCACCGACCTGGTCACGGCGCTGGCGGTGGCGACCGACGAAGACGCCGAGTTCATCGGCGGCGGCGAGTTGGGTGAGATCTGCGACCTGGTGGAGGCCGTCGTGGAGCGAAACGAGGATTTTTTCGTCCGCCGGCTGCCCGAGCTGATCGCCCGGCTGCGGCCGGCAGTCGCACGGCTTCCGCGGCAGAGCCCGTCGCCGGATGGGGCGACGTCGTCCAGTTCCTCGTCGGCCACGGCCACCGATACGGCGACGTCCTGACCTACACGCTGGCCCAGTTGCGGGCCTTCACCGAAGCCGCGGCCCGGGATGACCGGGCCCGCGAGGCCTCCATCGCCATGGCCGTGCGCATGGGCATGGGGGCAGACAAGACCCAGTGGCCCTCCTACCTCAAGAGCTTGACCACCTGATATGGCCGATGCCGCCGCCAGCCTGAGAGTCCGCATTACCGCGGACATCAACGACATCAAACAAGGTCTCGCCCTGGTGCGCGGCCAGCTCGCAAGCGTGCAGAAGGAGGCCGCGCGACCGTTGCCGGCGGCGGGCATCGAGAAGCTGGGGGTATCCGCGGGACAAACTGCCGCTGCCTTGCGGCAGCTTCCCGCGCAGTTCACGGACATCGTTACGAGCCTGCAGGGGGGCATGCCCCTTTTCACGGTCCTGCTGCAGCAAGGCGGCCAGATCAAGGACAGCTTCGGAGGTACGAAGGAGGCGTTGGTCGGGGTATCTACTGCGCTGGTCGGGATGGTCAACCCCCTGACCATCGCCGCTGCGGCGACTGGCGTGCTCGTGCTGGCCTGGTACAAAGGCGTCCAGCAGCAGGCGGCGTTCCAGCAGGCGCTGATCGTCACGGGCAACTATGCCGGAAAGACCGCCGACGATCTGGCTGATCTTGTGGACCAACTCGACGGCTTGGATGGCGTAAACAGCAGCGGCGCGGCCGATGCCATCGAGGCCGTCGCAAAATCGGGACGATTCGCGGGCGAGCAGTTCGATGCCGTAGCTGCGGCTGCCGCGCGAATGGAGGCAGCGACCGGACAGTCGATAGACGAAACCGTCGCGCATTTCCAGAAGATCCAGAAGGACCCGGTCAAGGCGCTCCTGGATCTCAACGAAGCCGAGCATTTCCTGACGCAGGCGCAGCTTGAGCGAGTGCGGCGACTGGAGGAGGAGGGGCGAGAGCAGCAAGCCGCCGCCGAGGCCGTCAGGATCTATGCCGACCATCTGCGAGACGTCGCCGGTCAGGCAGACGCGGCAATGCCGACCATGGCTCGCTGGTGGCGCGATCTGAAGGATGAGATCGCGGGGGCCTGGCATGAGGCTTCTGAGTACGGCCTGCTGATTGACAAGATTGCGAAGCGAAGTGGCGTCGGGTCGAGTGATCCGTCGTTGGCAAATGCGATGTCCTTGGTCATGAGCAACACGGCGCTCAAGTACATCCCGAAGGGTAGCGGAACGCTTTTCAGCGCGCTTCTGACAAAGCAGCTGCGCAATTGGGCTGGTTCGCGTGCCGGCAGCCCGCAACACTCGCCAGGTAGCACGAGTGCTGACGACCAGCTGGTGGACTCGCAGGCCGTCGAGCAGCAGATGAAGCTCGAGGCGCAGTGGCAGCAGATCACCGAGCAGAACCTGACCCGTCAGCAGCGAAAACTGCAGGAGATCAACCAGGCCAAGACGCTCGGAAAGGAGCTCGGCCTGAGCGACGTGGAGATCGCACAGCAGGTGGCGGCGATCGAAGCGCGCTATGCCGAAACGCGCAAGCAGGGCCTCAGCGATCAGCAGAAAGCGGCCAAAGAGCTGCAATCGACCTATGAGTCGATTACCGAGGAGCTCGAGCGACAGATCGCGCTGGCCGGGAACAGTACCGAGGAGGCCAGGATCCGCTACGAGATCGACCATGGTCGCCTGCAGGGGCTGTCGCCGGACAAGCAGGCGGACCTCATTGACCTGGCGCGGGTGACCGATGCCGTCGACGACTACCAGGCGATCTATGGCAGCGGTCTGGACTCGGTCTCCCAGAAGACCAAGGAAACTACCGACGACATGACCGAGTACGCGCGCCAAGCCGCGCGGAACATGCAGTCGGAGTTTGCGGATTTCCTCTTCGATCCGTTCGCAGACGGCGCCGACGGCATGGTCAAGAATTTCAGTGACATGCTCCGTCGCATGGCGGCCGAGGCGGGCTCCGCCAAGATCTTCAGCGCATTGGGTACTTGGGCCAGTGGCTACACCGGCGCCGGCGCGAGCTGGCTCAACTCGCTGGGCGCGATCCTCAAGAACGGCAAGTCCGGCGGTGGCTACACCGGGCCGGGTGGCGTTTACGAGCCCGCCGGCGTCGTGCACCGCGGAGAGGTGGTCTGGAGCCAGCGGGACGTGGCGCGAGCCGGCGGCGTGGGTGTGGTGGAGGCGATGCGCCTGGGCTACCGGGGCTACGCAGAGGGCGGATTGGTCGGTGGCACGTCCAGTGCAGCTGCCGCAGCCCGCTGGAACATCCAGATCAGCAACGCGCCGGCGGGCACCACGGCCAGCGTGCGACCGGACGGCCGCGGCGGCTTCGACATGGACGTCATCCTGGGCCAGGTCGACGGCTGGCTGGGGGGGCAGATCGCCCAGGGGTCTGGGCAGACCTACGGCGCGCTGAAGGGGCGCTTCGGCCTTGGAGACGCGGTCTGATGGCCAACCTGCCTTCCTACGTCAACGTCCTCTACCAGGGCCAGCGGCGCAAGTGGGATCCGTCGGTCGAGCGCACCGAAATGGAGCGGGGAGTGCCCAAGCAGCGGCTCACGAACAGCCAAGTGCTGGTCAAGCAGCCGATGTCGCTCTACTTCGCGACGCTCGATGACGCCCTGCAGTTCGAGGATTGGTACTTCGACGCGCTGGACCGCATCGGTTGGTTCGAGATGATCGACCCGATCGACGGGACCTCGCGCACGGTGCGATTCGAGAACGGGAGCATCGGGGAGTTGGCCCCCGATGAGAAAGAGCCCGGCGACTACCGGCGCGACGTCGTCGTGGAGTACCTGCGATGAGCACGTTCACAGAGCGGCGCCAGCGCGTCACCGATCCGACCGGCATCCTGCTGCTGCTGGAGGTGTCCGCGCCGTCAATGGGCGAGCCGCTGCGGATCGTCAATGACACCCGCGACTGGATCAGCAATGGGCTCGTTTACACCGGCTTTCCGTTCGGATTCAAGCTGCCCGACGACGTCAGCGGTCAGGTGCCGCGCGCGCAGCTGGTGATTGACAACGTCGGCCGCGACATGACCCGCGACCTGGAGAGCCTGCCGCCGGGCGAGCTTCTGACGGCGCGCCTGCGCGTCACTGATCGCGCCAACGCGGACATCATCGAACGCGAGTACCTGCTGCCGATGACCAACCTTGCCGTGAACGCGCAGTCGGTCACCGCGCAGTGCGGCGTGGACTATCTGACGCGCCAGCAAGCCGTGCAGCTGCGTGCCAATCCGTTCACCCTGCCGGGCATCTTCACGTGAGGTCGCGCGTGGCCGACGTGGAGCGGTTCTGCGGTATTCCCTACGACGAGGCGGCTTTCGACTGCGCGGACCTGGTGGTCCATGTCCAGCAACAACTGTTCGGGCGTGCAATCGCGCTGCCGGGCTCGCGGCCCCATGGCCAGGCCGGGCAGGCGGCGTTGGGTGAGCTGTCCCGGGCCTACGCGGTGCCGCGCGAGGGCACGCCGGTCGACGGCGACCTGGTGCTGATGCTCGACCACGGGCAGCAGCGGCCAGGGCATGCCGGCATCTACTTCTTCCTGGCCTTCGAAGGCTGGGTGCTCCACAGCAACGAGCGCAACGGCTGCAGCGTCCTGCACCGGGTGCGCGAGCTGCCGGGCATGGGCTTGAGGATCGAGGGTTACTACGCATGGGTTTGATGCAAGACAAGCTGGCCGGCGGCCGCCTGGTCGTCACGCCGCATCCGGTGCTCCTGGACGGCCAGCGCAACGTGCCGGCGGACCTGCGGCCCGGGGAAAGCCTGTACGCCTTCCTGCAACGGAACGTTGAGGGCCTGGACGGCCAGCAGTGGCAGGTGGCGATCGGCGGCCGCGAAGTGCCGCGGCACCTGTGGCACCTCGTCCGCCCGAAGGATGGCCAGGTCATCGAGGTCCGGGGCGGCGTGGCACGCTCGGCGGTCGCACTGGTGGCGATCGCCGCGCTGACCTACTTCACCTTCGGCGCCGGCGCGATCGCGGGGTTCTCGATCGGCACCAGCACCGCACTGGGTACGACAATCGCTCAGGCGGCTGTCTTCGCCGCTGGCTCGATCCTGATCAACAAGGTGCTGGCGCCGAAGAAGCCGAAGGCAGCGAGCCAGGTGGAAGGGCTGCAGTCGCTCTCGGCACCGCGCAACCGCGCGCGGCCGTATGAGCCGCTGGGCCTGCTGTTGGGCACGATGCGCATTGCGCCGGACCTGGCCAGCAATCCGTACACCTGGTACGAGGGCGACGACCAGTTCCTATCGCTGATCCTGACCCCCGGCCTCAACGTGCACCGCGTCGAGGACCTCTACAACGGCGACGCGCTGCTGTCCTCGTTCGACGGGGTGCAGACCTATTTCAATGGCTTCGCCGGCATGCCGAGCGAGGATATTCCGCTCTACAGCAATGCCGACGTGATCGACGGCGGCACGTTGCTGGACACCAGCTCCGACCCGAAGCACACCCCCGGGCAGTGGGTGCAGCGGACCAGCTCGGCCGACACGATCCGGCTGATGGTCGGGGTTGAGTTCACCATCTATGACCGCACCAGCAAGGGCGGCGACAAGGCGAGCACCGAGCAGATCCAGATCCAGTACCGACAGGCCGGCAGCAGCACTTGGATCACCTTCGGCAACTACACGGTGACGGGCAGCACCCAGCGCCAGCGCCGCGTGAGCTACACGCGCGACGTCGACCCGGGCCAGTACGACGTGCGCGTGCGCACCGCCGGTCTGAACACCGATGGCAGCGGCGCGCAGGCCAGCTTCACCTGGACCACGCTGACGAGCGTGCAGCAGGACACGGCCAGCTACGCCGGCATCCCGCGCATCGGCGTGAAAATGAAGGCGACCGGCCAGCTCAACGGTGCCCCTGATGAACTGCGCTGCGTGGCGCACTCGGCACCGATTCCAGTCTGGACGGGGTCCACCTGGTCGACAGAGGAGAGCTCGAATCCGGGCGCGCAGCTGCTGGCCTACGCGCGCGGCTTCGCGGCGCCGACCGGCACGCGGATCGCCGGCATGGGCCTGCCCGACGAGCAGATCGACCTCGAGGCGCTGAAGGCGTTCATGCTGTTCTGCGCGGCCAACGACTACGCCTACGACAACTGGATCACCGAGGTCCGCAGTCACCAGGATGTGCTGGATGCCATCGCGCTGGCCGGCTTCGGGCAGGTCACCTGGGCGGGTGGTCGGCTGTCGGTCGTATGGGTGGCCGACGAACAGCCGCTGTCGGGCGTGGTGAACATGGCCACGATCAAGAAGGCGCAGTTCCAGGTCGACTACACGCTGGCCAACAGCGCCGACGGCATCGAGTACAGCTACCTCGATCGCACGACCTGGGAGGCGAAGACCATCCGCGTGCCGGCGCCGGGCATCACCACGATGCTCAATCCGGCCCAGGTGACGGGCGAGGGCATCACCAGCGAGGAGCACGCCGCGCGCCTGGCGCGCTGGCACCTGGCGCAGAGCCTGTACCAGTACAAGGGGATCAGTTACAGCACCGACATCGAGCACCTGTCCTACGGGCGCATGTCGATGCTGGCGCTGCAGCACGACCTGACCCAGTGGGGCTACGGCGGCCGCACGATGGCCGCGTCGATCGTAGGCGGGGCGGTGCAGCTGGAGCTGGACGAGCCGGTGCCGGCGCCGGCGATGGGCAACGCCTATATCGGCCTGCGAATCCCGGGCGAGCGCGTCTACCGCGTGCTGAAGGTGGCCGCGTTCACCGGCAGCTCGAAGACCCTGGCGCTGGCCGAGCCATGGCCGTCGGACGCGCCACTGCCGGGCAATTCGGCGGATAACCCGGCCTGGGACACGATCTGGATCTACGACTTCAAGCAGACCCCCGGCTACCGGGTGCGCGTCACCGGCATCCAGCCGGAGAACGACCTGAAGGGCGCTGCGGTCACCTGCGTGGCCGAGGGGCCGGAGTTCTGGCACTACGTGCTGACCGGCGAGTACATCCCGCCGCCGGACGGCTCGCTGCTGCAGACCCGGCCGGTGGCCAGCGACCTGCAGGTCACCGAGCGCCAGGTGGTGCAGGGCAATACGGTGTTCACCGAGCTGCAGGTCAGCTGGGCAATCACCGGGCCGGTGGGTGACACCGTAGTGCTGTCCGACCTCAACGGGGACGCCGAGCTCGAGCAGGTGGCCCGCAGCGTGACCCGGTCCGCCAGCTGGCGCATTCCCGGGGCCGGCACGTACACGATCATCGTTCGGCCCTACAGCCCGGACGGGATGGCTGGCGTGGCTGCCAGCATCACGTACACCACGGCCGGCGCCGACGGTGCGCCCGTGCTGGTCGACCTGTTCGACGTCGAGGACCTGAGCGGCGGCGTGCGCCGCTACGTCTGGGGGTTCTTCGCCGACACCATCCAGTCGCCGGACTTCGCCGGCGTGGAGATCCGCTACACGCCCGGCACGCTGGCCACGCCGGATTGGGCGACCATGACGCCGCTGGGCGCCGACGGCTACCACGCCGCGGCCTTCGAGGCCGTGCTGCCGACCAGCGGCGCCTGGACCTTCGCCTGCCGCTCGCGCAACGCCGCCGGCACGCTGTCCACCGGCATGCGTGTGCTCGCCAAGACCCTGGGCAAGAACCTGGGCGAGCAGCAGCAGGAGCAGGACCAGGCCACGGCCGACCTGGTGGCCGAATTCACCCAGCTGGCGGCCGAGCAGCAGGCCCAGGCCAACGAGCTGGCGCAGCAGGCCACGGAACTGGCCAGCCAAGCCGAGGACATCGCGGCCAATGCCGCCGAGACGGCTGCGCAGGGCCTGCAGATTGCGCAGCAGCAATCGCAGATCGAGGCGCTGCAGAGCGCGCTGGACGCGCCGGAGTGGGATCCAACGATCGCGTATGCGGCCGGCTCGATGGTCAAGTACAACGACCGGCTCTACTCGGCGCTGCAGGACGTCCCGGCCGGCACCCCGCCGACCAACACCACCTACTGGCAGGACCTGGGCGAGTACTCCAGCCTGGCCGAACAGGTCGCGGCGAACTCCGTGGCGATCACCAGCCTCGACAGCCGGGTCAGTTCCGCCGAGGGCGCCATCACCTCGCAGGGCACGGCCATTACCGGGCTGGGCGCGCGCGTGGGCGACCTGGAGACCGAGCAGGCCGCCACCACCACGGCGATCACCCAGCTCGACACCCGGGTGGCCTCGACAGAAGACAGCATCGAGGCCCAGGGCGACGCGATCACCCAGCTGGATACCCGGCTGACCACCGCCGAGGGCGGCATCGCCACCAACGCAGGCGCGATCAGCGCCCTGAACACCACGGTGACCAGCCAGGGTGGCTCGATCACGGCGCAGGGCAACGCGATCACCGCGCTGACCACCCGTATGACCACGGCCGAGAATGGGATCACCGCCAACAACACGGCGATCACCAACCTGCAGACCCTGACCACCACGCAGGGGAACACCATCACGGCCCAGGGCAACGCGATCACCGCCCTGCAGACCAGCGTCGCCGGCAAGGCCGACGCATCCGCCGTGACGGCGCTCAGCACGCGCGTCACCGCGGTCGAGAATACCGTCACCTCGCAGGGCAGCGCGATCACCAGCCTGCAGTCGGGGCTGGCCAGCATCGGCGGTGACAACCTGCTGGCGAACAGCGGCTACGAGCTTCCGGCCGGCACCGGCGCTGGCAGCCCGACGCAGTGGGGCGCCCTCTCTGGCGGCGGCACCAGCGGCAACCCAACGCCGTCGCGGGTGGCCAGCGCGGTTACCAATTCGACGCAGGCGTTCCGCATCGACCATGCCAGCGTGCCCTCGGGCGGCTTCATCGACATCGTGTCCAACTCGCCGTGGGTCAAGATCGAGGGGGGAACGCCATACAGCCTCGGCGCCGACCTGCGTGCGCCGGCTGGCAGCACCTTGCGGATGCAGATCGCGTGGTTCGACAGCGACGCCGGCGATAACGCGACCTACGTATCGCAGACGGTTGGCGTCCCGGCCGACACCGAGTTCCACCGCTACTCCATGACGCTCACCGCCCCGGCTGGCAAGAAGGCCTGTCGGGTCTATCTGCGCCTGCAGCAGACCACCGGCACCAGTGGTGCGACCTGGCTGGAGGCGGATAACGCACAGCTGCAGAAGGGCGCTACCGCCACCCAGTGGCAGCCCAGCGGGGTGGAAGCCGCCGCGGCCGGCGCCGCCAACGCCTCGGCCATCACCGCCCTCACCACCCGAGTGACCAACGCCGAGAACTCGATCACCAGCCAGGCGACCAGCATTACCTCGCTGACCAGCCGGGTGGACCTTACCCAGCAAGCCGGCGCCAATATCGTCATCGATGGTGGGTTTGAGGGCTACGCGGTTGGTCAGGCCATCGCGACGACCACGACCGGCACCTTCCTTGCCACGACCGACGCTGCGCAGACTGGCACCAAGTCCGGTCGCATGCTCCGGACGGCCGCCACCAGCTCGAGCAATACCGACTTCTACCTCAATCCGACCGTTCGCACGTCGCCCGGTCGCGTCTACTACGTAGAGGCGTGGGGGCTATTGGACGCGGCCGCTGCCGCGCCGGGCACTACGTCGCTGCGCTTCGGTCTGAACTTCTTCGCAACCGATGGAACGACGCAGAGCTGGTCGACCAACAGCAATGGCGCGGTGGCGATCTCCAGCCTCGGTGCGTGGACGAAGATTTCGGGCTATGTGACCGCACCCGCGAACGCCTCCACTGCGCGCATCTGGTTGAGCTTCCTTGGCAGCACTTCGGTCCAGAACGCGGCGGTGTTCCTGGATAACGTCGTCATGCAGGACGTCACGGACGCCTACAACGCGCAGCAGACCGGCAACGCCAACGCGACTGCGATCACCGCCCTGACGACGCGCGTCACGACGGCAGAGAACAGCATCGCGTCGCAGGCCACCGCCATCACCACGATCAACGCCCAGATCCTGGCGGTCCAGAACCAGGGCTCCAACCTGGTGGTTAACGGCACGCTGGAGAACGGGGCGACGGGCTGGGCGCTCGATGCCACCTGGTCCGTGGCTGCTGCCGAGGGGCGCAGCGGCGGCGCCTGCCTGAAGAACGTCGCCGTCGGCACCACTGCGACCCGCAACGCCCTGGCCAACAACACGTCGCCGAGCGGCAACATCCCGGTCACCCCCGGGCGCACCTACCGCTGGGGCTGCTACTACAAGACCTCCAGCGACTTCAATGGCAGCACGGGCAACGCGAAGCTGCGGCTGGGGAACCAGACCGATGCGCTCATCGGTGGCATGCCATTCGCGGCCAACAAGACCGACTGGACGCCGCTGCAGGACACCTACGCCGTACCGTCCACGGTGACCATGCTCCGCATCCGCGCGATCACCGACGCGAGCGTCGGTACCGTGTGGGTCGACGACGTGTGGCTGGAGGACATCACCGACTCGCTGGCGAACTCGCAGGCGATCTCGGCGCTATCCACGACCGTGGCCCAGCAGGGCAACACGATAACCGCCCAGGGCACCTCGATCAGCAGCCTGCAGACGCAGGTGAACGGGAAGGCGGACAGCTCGGCCCTGACTTCGCTGTCCAACACGGTGACGGCGCAGGGCTCGCAGATCACCGCGAACTCGAATGCGATCACCGCGCTGCAGACGACTGTGGCCGGCAAGGCCGACGCCTCGGCACTCACGGCCCTATCGGCCCGCGTGACGACCGTGGAGAACACGGTCACGTCCCAAGGCGCGGCGATCACCAATGTTCAGGCGCAAGCCAACGCTGCCATGGCCAGCAGCCCGAACCTGCTGCCGAACGGTGGCTTCAACAGTGGGCTGAGCGGTTGGAACCAGGCCTCGTCGAATGGCTTCTATGCCGATCCTGCGAACGGCGGTGGCTGGGGCACTACGTTGAGCTGTGGCACCCCGACCAACGCCAGCTCGTTCATCTATAGCGACAACATCCCGGTCGCGGTGGGGCTGCCATACACGTTCACCGGTGACGCAGTGCTGATCGTGAGCGGCGGAAGCGCGAAGCTGGAGTACGCCCTGCAGTTTGTCAACGCGAGCGGCGCCAACGTTGGGACGACCTTCGGCACGGCGAAGACGAGCAGCTTCAATTACGACATCTCCGGCGCAAACCGCGCGGCGATGAAGGTGACCGTGAACCCGCCGGCGGGCGCAGTGGCCGTGCGTTGCATCATGCAGTGGACCACCACCAGCGGCACCATCGTGGGTATCGGGTTCCGGCAGATGAAGCTGGAGTGCGCCACCACGGCGACGCCATACACGAACGAGCAGAACAACTCGCTGCAGGCGAGTGCGACCCAGTCGCTGACCGCGCGCGTGACCACGACCGAGAACGGCGTGTCGACCTTCAACTCCTCGTGGCAGGTCGCGCTTACGGCCGGAAACCTGGTCAGCGGCGTCAAGTCAGTGAACAACGGCACTATCTCCAGCTTTGCCGTGCAGGCCGATATCTTCTCGGTGGTCGCACCGGCTGGCGGCGCGCGGACCGAGTTCAGCAACGGGAACTGGAGGGTCTACGACGCCGCCGGCACCCTGCGCGTTCGCATGGGGGTGTGGTAATGGCGCAAGGGCTGCAGGCGTGGGATTCCAGCGGGAATCTTGTGGTCGATTTGACCACGAGGTTGAGCCGCATAGTGGGTGTCGTGTACGCGGCGGCGGGATCTTCAGGTTCCGTCACTGTGGACGCCTCCAAGGGGACGCCCTGGGCGATTCCCTGGCCCACCAGTGTGGCTTCTACTGCAGCCGGCGCAGGTCCGCGAATCACGATTTCCGGGGGCACGATCTCATGGGTTCCTTCCACAGGCATCGGCAGCATCCAGCGTGATGCCAACATCATGTTTGGGGTGTACTGATGGCCGCAGGCTTCCAGTCGTGGGCGCAGGACGGCTCGGCCGCGGCGCAGATCGACGACGCATATCAGAACCTGCATTTGCGGCGGCGGTCTGCGGCCTCGACCAACTACAACGTCTTCGTCATCACCGGAGGCACCGTCTCGGGTGTCCTGTTGAACATCGGGTCCTTCGTCGGGCGCCCCTACGTAGCGATCAGCTCCGCCAGCTACGCGGCCGTTATGCAGACCTACCAGAACGGGGATGGAACCTGGTCGAGCCTGGTGTATGTGCAGGGGGCGATCGGAACCGCATTCACCTGGTACGCGTTCGATTCGTTGGCGGCGGCAGACATGTCCGATGGCTATGGACTGATGGTCTATCGGGCCGATGGGGCGCCACTGTTCAACAGCCTTAAGGGTGCGCTGCGCGTCAGCTCGACAATGGCCATGGATGGTCCTGCTGGATCGAGTTGGACCGGCCCTTCCGGTCGGGCATTCGCGGTGGCGATGAGCCCGGGCTGCCGGGTCCAGTCCATCACCGGATCGTCCTGGATCATTTTCGCTGCGGGCGTGCGAGTGAATGGAACCCTGGTGGAGTGGTCGTGGTTCCAATACGGGTCCAATACCGGGTCATCGGTGGCAACAGAGAACTACCCCGCCTATGGCGTCGTGTGCGACGTCACCAACTTCTGAGGAGAACGAACAATGATGACCCAACAGGGCCTGGGCACCACCACCGAGCTGGTGGCCCCGAACATCGCAGTAAAGTGGAACCCGCTGGCGACGGCGCCCGAGCTGCTCGGCACCGTGGACTTCGGCATCGAGAAGATCGTCAGCCGCGATGGCAGCGATCCGCTCTACGTGGTGGAGCGCACCTTCGTCAGCACCATGACCGCCGACATCGCGTCGATCCTGGCCGAGGACTACAGCGTCATCAACCCGGCGACGGGAGAGCAGACCACCGAGCCGGGCTGGAAGCTGATGGCCATGATCAAGGCCGTGGTCGATCGGCGCTTGGAGCTGGCCAGCGCGCCGCCGGCGATGCCGCAGCAACTTGAAGAGACTGACTAG